TTGTCCTCTCATCTTCGATTGCTTCATCTAACATCTCCTTGTCTAGCTCAAGTCTAGGGAACACAAACATCTTGAGCGTCATGTCAATTAGCTTTAGCTCGCTCTCAGGAAACCCACCTTCAACTTCGCCCATCAGGTTCCTGTATATCTGCGCACACAACTCCACATCATGCTCGCAGTAGATGGCTAACTCTTTCTCCATCTCATAGGTAATTTCAGCCAAGCCGTTGGTGCTATGCACCGCTTGTCCTTTAGGTGGTAGCCCATAGTCTTCTGCCAACTTAGCTAGGCTATTGCCTACTTCTACACCACGCAAGGCACGAGCCATAGACAAACTATCTAGTATGAAGAAGGGTCGCGCGCCGTATCGCCAAGCGAGGATTGAGATATCGAACTGGGCATTATGCGCTAGCACATTTATGTTTTCCCAATCAATAGAACTAACCCACGATGGTATGTCGTCGTGCGTAACCCAATGAGTTGTATCTTCGTCAAGCCACTTATAGCCTACACCAAATGCTTTGAACATCGGACTGCGGACATATTCTTCCGTAGTCATTTTGCTTAGTGTGTAGTCCTTACTATCCCAACGAGTTTCAAAGTCTACGACTAAAGTTCGTAGCCCATTCATTTCTCTTGTGCCTTTCTTAGTATTGCTCTAGCAAATGGAAAAATTACTTTATCACCAAGCCATACCAATCTTTGCTCTTCGCTGACTTGTTCAATAATTTCAAGTATTTCTTCATCTGTTACATCTATTGGTCGTTCATAAAGCGGAATAACTTTTTTAGCCTCTACTGGTTCATTGAACTGCAATGACATATTTTCCATGCCATCAGGACATTCTTTACTGACTACCGCATAAGCAAAAGGTGGGGTACTTTCCAACGATGTTCGAGCATCTTGAATCTGCCTAGTGTTCAGTTCTTCAGGATTTCCCCCATTGTTCTTTGCTGGATGGGTGTAGAGTGGAATAGCTTGATGACTAATTTTCATTTCTCTTGTGGGTTTTTCAAAGGTCAAATATGCACTTGTATTTTGGGGGTTTTCCATCATCCACGCTACTGGTTCATTGTTCATTTCTCTTGTGCCTTTCTTAAATGCTGGCTTTGCCAAACAAAACATATTTAATCGGAAAAATAACTAAACGAATCAATCTACCAAATACAGATGACCCGCCTGATGTATCAAATTCAATCGTATATTCTTTAATTACGGGCTTCATTTCTCTTGTGCCTTTCTTAGTAGTACTTTCACAAAATCAAAAGTGCGTATATTTATCATGCCAATCTCATCGTTGGTTGCTTTAATCAAGTCGGCAATCTCGTCATCTGTTAGTGTCTTTGCTTTCAACGCCTCAATTTCGGCTTGTTGCTGGCGTGTTTTTTCTACAAGCTCTTCTTTTTCTGACTCTAGCATTTCAACCAAATTCTCAAATCCTTCTTGCTCAAACTCTAATTCTTGTATCTTTAAAATACATCTATTAGCCATTGCTCTTACTTCTGCCATTTCAGAATTATTAGTTCCTGCCCAAGTTGTATTAAACCCGTTTTTCAACGCCTCAATTTCAGCTTGTTGCTCTACTACTTTTGCATAAAGTTTGTCGTGATTAACAAGTAAAGAATAGTATTCAGCTTGTTGCTGGCGTAGCATGGTGGCTGCTTGTTCTCTTGTGCCACCTTCCCAATGACCTTGCTCTAATTTATCAGCTATTTCATTTGCGTTCATCAATTTAAAGTCCTGTCGCCCAGTTGTTCTAATACTCTATGCCCAATTTCAGCCGCAGTTTCGGTAAGCAGGATTGGAACTTCCATCTCATCAATGTTTAGCCCACATACTTTAACGCTACTTGTTTCGCTGTTGGCTACTACTAATACTACGGAAATACTTGGATCATCTGCGGCGGTTTCTAGTAGGTCGTAAATGGCTTCTAGTGCGCTATCTACTGTAGTCTTATCAGTCATTCGTTTCTTTCGTTGTGTTGTTCAATCCATTCCATCGTTTGCAAAGCGCCATCTACGAAGTCGATGTTTTCTTCGTTGACCACCAGCACATAACCTTTTGCCTCTTCAATCTTCTTTAGTTCTGCTTCTTGTAGTGCGGTTAGTGTGTTCTTACCAGCCTTACATTCTATCGCAATAAACCGGCCTTTGTAACAAGCGATAATGTCAGGTATACCCGAACGACCATAACCGCCCATTACAGGATAGAAATAGTAGGCGCCAAACTGTTTAAGGATTTTAGTTACTGCGTCTTTTACCTTTTTTTCCGGTGTCTGTGCCATTTAGTAACTCCTTTGCTAATTGTTCTGATTGCTCGGTGTATTCTTCCTCAAATATTTTATTGAGTATTTTGCCAGCTACCGCTTCTTTAGTTCGTTGCATTGATTCTGCGAGCCGTTTTGTAATCCCGCCGAAGTCAGGCAAGTTGCTAAGGAACTCATCAAACTCTTCCTCTTTCAAGTAGCGCATACCATCGGGGGTTTCCAATAAAATCCCATGCTCTTTAAGCCAGCGTAGCTTTCGTTTATCCTCGTTTGCTTTGTTGAGTTCTGTGGATACCATTTCATATCTTTGTTTAGCTACTTGTATTTCTCTTTGTAGCTTTTCAATCTCAGCCCCCTTCGGGTCTATCGCTTTCAGTATTTCCTTCGAGTCCATCTGCTTCTCCTTGTTGTTCAAGTGTTAAATCTGACATGGATATTTCTATTGTTGTGATACGGAAGCCACAGTCGGCTACACATACCCGCCTTCTACGCACCCAGTCAGGGTGCTGACTTGCTTGACGAGTTTGTGTAGTCTTTAACTTGGCTCCGCACTCAGGGCAGTTCCTCATTCAATCTCCCAAGTTTTGTTTATGGTAACTTCCGCCTCACCTTGCTCGGCATCTACATTTACTGTCAGACTGCCGTCTTTTTCCTTTTTAAAGATTCTGTCAAAGTTCTTGTCAAACTCTTCCATTGTTACACCTAATGGGCGTGGCACATCGCCCTTACCGCCGTCGTGTTCACTCATGTTTTTCTCCTATGTTGACTGCTTCATGCACTTGACGAGCTACATTTAATACATACTGGATATCGTTGGGTGTGAGTTGCCCCATCAGTTGTAGGATTTTCATTACCGCAATATCATTGTCTAGGGTAGTGGGCTTTACTAGAGATTCAATCATTAGCATCTTCCATCCATATCAAACTCGTCTTCCTTTTCCTTAGCTGCTCGCACAACCAGCCTAGCAAAACGCTCGAACTTAGTAATATCCTTCATTACTTCATGCTTACCAAAGTTGGCTTCTAGGGCTATTTCTACTACTTCTGCTCTGCTTAGTTCTGTCATGTTCTTTCCTTAATTACAAACAGTTACGCCACCGCAACTAGAGCATACTACAACTCTGCCGTCAAGGATAAAAGTCTGTTGTTCGCAAGCATATACTTTTTGGTAGGCAAGGGTCGCTAGAACCCCAAACAGGAACCACATTACATATTTCATTTCTCTTTCCCTTCCCAGTAAATGCGTTGTTCTTCAACTTCTTTCTCCATCTTGGCTATCATTTCTTTTCTGTAGTCGCTTAATTGTTTTCTTGCATACAGACCCAAGATAATCCAGTAACCTACCCACCACCAGTCAGGGGCGCCAGCTTCATAGAAAAAGTAACCCACGAATAATGCCACCATCTCCATCATTGTTTGCTCCAGTTGTTTGCCTTAGCTAGAAACTCAATCGCCCTATCGAACTGCTCTTGCAATAGTTTGATCTCCTCTTGTTGTCTTAGGATAATGTTTGCCGCTTTCTTGTAGCCAAGCGCATCCATCTCGTCTGCTACTCGTTTGATATCTTCTTCTAACATTTCTTTGCCTTTCTCATTTTGATTTCGTCTTGCAAATAAAATACCGCCTTCTCTAAGTCCTCTACTGCTTCCTTCTTCAAGTCGCACCGCCAAATATACTTGACGGCATTACCTAAGTTATACCCCATGTGCCTTGTGATTTCTATGCACTCAACCCCGCTAGGGTGCGAGGTGTAATGCTTGGGGTGATTTACCATATCGGGTTTGGTAATAGCTTTGTGAACTGTGTCATCGCTATATTGAATCCAGCCAACGAAAGGGATTGGCTCCCCGCCGCAATCATCTCTCATTTTGCATCCTCCAAAGTAAGTATCGTGTTAACAACATCCATCAAAGACTGCCCCTCTGCAACGACATATATCTCTGCTTCTCTGTCGCCTGTGTTGTGCCCTTTGTTGTTAAGGATAGGCTTGCTGATCTGAATGACTTTGCCATTAACTGCATCGGCTACTGACATTCTGAACCCATCCATGCTAGGGATACTGTGTTCTAACACAACGCCATCCCAACTATCTCTATGCCTTAATTCAACCACTTCCTTACGATTAAAGTCCCAGCCCCACTGCATCATCTTATTCCATAACCATCTAATCATTTCTTCTTCTCCTTTTTGGCTGGTGCTGGCGCTGGTTTTTCTTTAGGTAAGGTTTCTCTGTGCAAATTCATAGCTTCACCCGCCAATGCCTCGAGCTTTTGTGTTTGAACTTCTAGCATCTCAAGCACCGCCCACAACGCACCGCTCTCGGGCTCGTGAATCTCACGCTCAGCTAGAATCTCTACCACATTTTTAACGCTATCTAACTTGTAGCTAACAGTTTCAATTTCACAACTTAATTCCCACAGATTTAATTCTTGTAACATTTTACTTCTCCTTTTTAGATTGATACTTCCGTTCACTTATCTTTTTGTGGCAATTAAGGCATTGCCACCGAGTTCTTTTGCCGTTTGCATACGGCACATCTTTACCGCCGTCTATCATTTTATACGCATGACATGAAGAACAATACTTTCTCTCCATAAGTTTTTCATGAGCCTTGCGTATCTCGGCGTGGGTTACTGTTATTTCTGACACTACTTTCCTTTCACATCAAACATTCACCAAGAAGTTCATACAGATTTACTTTGGGTTTCTTGGGCAATCGCACAATCTTCCACCCCTCCTGTAAAAACTTCTCGGCTTCATCTAGGGAATGAAACAAGCGTATTGCCATGCCTGTTTCATCTACCACCTTATACTTCAATCACCTTTCCTTGCTCTTGTTACATACAGGGATTCTTTTACTACTCTTGCACCAGCCATAGTAAGGTCTCTTTCTATGTATTTCTTTCCGCATGGGCCGATGTAGATTCCAGCTTCGTTGTAGGTGGGGACATAAAGAACTCCCTTCACTTCGTAGCATTTGAACATATCCTTTTCATGTTTGAGTGGTGCGTTAGTTTCTTGATTCATTTGTAGACCTTTCCGTCTTTGCGTTTAATAAAATTATCAGCGTGGCATAGCCACTTGTTACCCATCTGTTCGATGAGCGCTTTTGTTTTTGCTTGGTTATGTTTTTGCAAAGCCTCGATGATGTCATCGGTCATGACCCCCCTCAGCATAGCTCTTGACACTGGTTGCCCATGTCTTGTCATGGGTGGGGACATTTTGATTAAAGCTCTACTGTTGCTTACTGTAATGACTGCGTTCATTTGTATGTTTCCTTTTAGAAGTTGAATTTGTCCAAGATGCTATCAACATCTTTCTTGACCGCTTGGCGGGTGTCGAGGTCTTTGCGTAGGTCGTCAACTTCCAGACCATTGATAGCTTGGTGCAAGGCGATGCGTGCATTTTCTAACTCCTTGTCTTGTGTGATGTTGAGGTCTTTGGCTAGTGAGCATAGCTCTTGTGCCGTATCTAATAACGACGCATGGAACATACGAGGTTGCGCCTTGTGACCTGTATAGTCCACAGTCAGTCTGTCTGACATACGCTTGAGGTGATCCTTGAGTCGGGTCTTGATGTCACCCATAGCGTTTTCGATACGCTCATCAGCTAGCTTTGCTAACTTCTTTTGTAGCTCTGCTTGTGCATCATTACCCACATCAACTCGGAAGTCGCCTGAGGTTGGCACAGGCATATAGTTAACTCGGAAGTCGAAGCGGTGTTTGATGTCGTCAGGTGTTGGATACTCGGTGCGGTTGAACATATCACCTAGCGCCATAGCTTGTGCAGTAATCAGAGTAGGATAGGTGTTAACGAAGTCGTCAACAAGTGCATTGAACTTATCCTCATACTCTTGCATACGCTGGTTGAACTCCATGAACTTAGCGGTAGTCAACAGTCTTAAGCCACTATCAGACCAAGGCAAAGTAACATCGTAGACATAGGTGCGAATCTCACCTACACATTGGTTGATTGTTTCTAACTCAGGGCGACCAGCCAACAGGTTCTTGTTGACCCGAGCCGCACCTTTACTACCAGCTTGCTTGCTGGCTAACACTTCATCGGTTGTGCTTCTATCTAGTTTGCGTGCAGTCCATTGGCGAACATTTACTTCTACCAACATAGCACAGGTATCAATGTTAAAGCGTGTCATAGTAATTCTCCTTTGTTGTTTATGAATAGATACGGACAGTCTTGCCCTTGTTGCTAACGAAGTTATCGTTGTCTACTACACCGAACAGGATAGGGCAGTCGGGTAGTATGTAGTCTGATTCTATGTAGCCGTCAGACAATACGATACAGGCTTTGGGTTTTAGTTTGTGCGCTGTAAAGTATTCGCTTACACAAGTCAGTCGTGTGCCACCACCACCTTGCGGTTGTAGTAGCTCGGGTATGCGATGGAAGTCTTGAGGTTTGAATATCTGCTCGCCTTCTATCTCACACTCCCACCACAGAACACGCACTTGGTCAGGCTTAACATTCTCACAGATGCGTGCGATCTCACCGAACACAGTAGCATACAAGCCGTGCATGGAACCCGATGTATCACAAGCAACAACAAGCTCGCCTGTGGACTCAGAGAAGTGCGACGGCATGAGTATGCCTTGAGGTAGTAAGCGTTTGTTAGGCGGGGCAAAGCGGGAATAGTCATCACCCTCACACAACTGGGTAACGAACTCACGCAAATGCTCACGCCAATTAGTATCACGCTTCTGTGTCAACCTATCCAACGCGCTACCATTACGAGTATTGCCACGATCTTGAATACGCTTGGCTAACATCTTGCCTTGATGCAACGCTTCAGTAATCTCTTGTGCAGTCTTGGCTTCGAGAGCTTCAGCTAGCTTACCGAGGATATGCCCATCTAAACAATCACCAGCACCAGCACCATCGCCGTTGCCAGCAGTAGGGTCACCGCCTGACTCCTCGCACTCCTTGATTAAGTCTTGCAACACCTCGACGAATGACCAGCCTAGATACTTAGCATCAACAAGCGGTGCTACTTTGGTTGGTCGTTCTACAAAGGCAAAGGTCGGGTCGGTTTCTTCTATCGTGCCGTTGACTACATAGTCCATAGCCTTGTTGCATAGCGCTGGATACTTCTTGCACAGACTAAGATACGCTGAACAATGGTGTAGTGCTTTGTGTAACGACTCGTGTAGAACTAGATAGCGTAGTTGCTTGCGAGTCATATCGCCGATGAAGCTAGGCGCATAGTAAACATTACGACCATCAGTAGCGGCAGTCACAATGTCATCGTCTAACTTAACATCACCTACATACACTACACCCGATAGCGTAGCGAAATCTTTGTGATTAGTAATATCTACATGGCACGCAACGATACGATCATTGAGTGACATCTT